GTATCGTCAAATGTTAAGTTTGTATTATCAAATTTAATTAATGTGTTACTAAACAGATTATTAGATGTTGTTATATCTGCTGGAAATGTAAATGCACATTTTACTAATCTTCCGTTAACATCTGAGGTCATTCTGAATATAGCAGCCTGACCATCTAAACTTGAATTCGTACCAAATACTTTTAAATCACCTAATGTTGCAAAAGTAATACCAGAACCGTTTTGTCTGTTACCGCCTCTAAACACTGTATTGTGATATTTATTAATACTTCCGTATCTTGGTCCTGCATAGGCAAAACCTTGTGCAATATTAACACCAGCAACTTGTCGTCTAACTCTACTGACAAGAGCTGTTATCTGGAAGTTTAATCTTACAGTTGTATCTCTAGTTGATGAACTTGGTCTATCTTCAAATGAATAAGCGGCCTGAGGTGTTGCTCTAAGAGTTGTACCGTCTGTAAGCGTACCCATTTTTCTTCTAACATTTCTAGCAAAGATAGTTGTAAGAATACCAAAGATTGGAGTTTCTTCAATACCTGTAACTTCACCAACAACTGGCGATTTAATTTTAAGATTTAATCTATTTGCAATTGCAACTTCACCTGCAAAATAAAAACCAGATGTGTGCATAGTTTTACTAAAACTATCTCTCCAAGAATTAATGGATTCACCAACTTTAATAATGTAAGAGAAATCTTGGTAATATAAACTGTCTTGTATCTTCATTGTGTTTTCAGAAAGCCAGCCATCTTCATTTAAGAAAGAACCGTCTGTATCTGAAACTGCAACCACATTTACCGTAGCAGCTGCGTGGTCTGTTACATGTAAAGTACCTGTGGCGCCTGAAGTACCACCTGAAATAGTTTCACCAACAACTGGCGAACCTGTTACATCATCTAATTTTAAAAGACCTCTTGTTGCATCATAACTATTTACTTCAGCAGTAAATCCTGAAGTTGAACCTGTAACTGTTTCACCTACACTAAAAGTACCTGTAACTGATTTAACAATACTGTTATTAATAAACTCAATTGTAGGAGGTGACGGAGATAATTCGTGTTGAATACCGTGTTCAATTGTTTTAATATCTAAAATTCTACCAACTTCGGTACCAAAACATTTAATAATAAAATCTTTACCTGAAGAATTATTAAACCCAATTGTAGGTAATGATTTATAACCTTGGCCACCATTAACTAAGAAAATGTCTGTAATGTCACCAACACCGGTATTTCTTTCTTGTACTATTTTATTACCTGAATAACTATCACCTTGTGTTGTAGCATCTTCTAAAACAATATGGTCTTCAGTAGTAATTTCAGCACCTAGTCCTCTTAACATCTGATAAATGGAATCTCTATCAGCTATAAATGTTTCATCAACGCCTTCTTCATTAATACCAATACCTTCTCTACCAAAGGTACTACTTAAAGTAAAATTAAATGTAGAACTGTCATATGCTGTTGCTGTAACTACTTCACCTTTTTTAAATAAAGCATTTGAAACATAATCAATATACAAAATCGTATCATTAAAATCTACATCTTGTAATGTTGTGCCGCTAACATTATATCTTACAGTAGCAATTGCACCAGATGTTTGGCCTTCTATTTGAATTACAGCTGTTGATGTGCCGTCATCACTGTCATTAATTGTGCCTCTAATATCTGCAATCGTGTTACCGCCTGTAACTGAACCTGGTTCTACAGATAAAACTGGACCTTCTAAATATTTTGTTAAAGGATCAGGAGATGTAGCATTTTCTGGAAACTGATTATCACCGTCTTCAAGTCCTGTTTCAGGAGCAAAACCACCATTAACTACAGATACAAAAGCCTGAGCGCCGGCACCTGAGGTATCGGTATTGTTGAATGATAATTGGTCACCAATCTCAAAGTCAAATCCACCATCATCAATAATAATTTCTGTAATTGCACCGCCGCCTAAATTGCCAACTTGGAATAATGCACCTTGTCCACCACCTGTCAATTGAATAGTAGCATTATTATCATATAACGCACCATCATTATTAATTGTTTTTGTACCAGGTATACCTGTGATTGTAGATTTAATAAATGTATCGTTGACTATGGATTCTGTACCTTGTACAACTTCACCAATTTGAAATGTTCCTGTAATAGTAGTATTATCAACAATAAATTCTGTTACATTATTTGAACCAAATGTATATCTAAAAATATTTTCTACAACTGCTGTTGCACCAGATGTTTCACCTGTGATTGTTCGACCAATAAGTTTTGAAGTATCGCCGATAACATCAATACCACGAATAATCTTTCTTGTACCCCATTGTCCGTCTGATACTCTTAAAATCTGTTCTCTAGGATAAATTGTTTCGGATTCGTCACCAAATAATAAGTTAAAAAATATTCTATGACCTTCAGCAGTACCTTTTAACTGATAAAGTGATTTGATGTTTTTGATAAGTTTTCTTTTATCAACACCATTTGCTAATTCTTCAGGTAATGTGGCTAAGAACTCGTTTCTAAATTCAGTTAAGAACCTTGATATAACTTTATCGGGGTCTTTATAAGAAATTAATTCAGAAATGTTTTGAACTGGATTAGGTTTATATCCTTGTATGATTGCTCTTGCATTTGAACTAGAACCATTGATTGCTTCACCTATAATAAATTTTGATTGAGATGTAACAAACAATCTTACATTATCTAAATCTTCAGCAAGAATTGTAGCGGTTGCTTTAGATATTGCACCTGTAATAGTTTCGCCATTTTGAAATTTACCAAATGCTGTATCTTCAGTAAGAACTTTATCACCAGCATCTAATTGTGTTCTTGTAGAACCTAATCGGCCGGCATCAAGTAATAATAAATTTTCCTGGTTAGTTTCTGTTTCTAATAAAATACCGTCAGTAGTTTCAACTTGTTCTACTGTTAATTCTGCGGATTCTAATAATTGATAATAAGTTTTAAGAAAGGTGGCAAACTTAGGGTGTTGCTCAACTACGAATTCTGGTAATTGTGCATTGAGTATGTTTGAGATTTTGTCATTAAATTTTGCCATTGGTCATTAATAACTCGTTACTGAGGAGTAACCAACTCCAGCATCATTCGAACCTCCAACGAAGCCATCTCTTTCTACTGTAAATGTTGAGTTTGCAATATCAATTTGTATAATTGTATTTCTCACTGGTATAATATCGTTTGAATTAGGTATAAGAGTTAACTCAATTGCTGTGGCAGCCGCACCTCTAATATTAGAAACTGCTGTAATGTTTAATGAGTTAATTGTAATTTGTCCTGTTGTGTAATTAATTGTGCCTTGTTCTGTGTTTGCATAAGTTTTAACACCAGCATTTAAATAGTATCTTCTAATATTGCCTCTACCGTCATCATCTAAAAACATTTCATTTGCATTACCTGAAACTGTAAAACCTGTAGAAGTCAAAATACCGCCCATATCTGCATTGTGTCCTTCGTGTGGATGATAAAATGGATTTCTAAAATAAACATCATATCTTGCTGATGTACTTAATTGTGGTGTAAATGATTTTCTCATTCTAACTGTAGTGATATTTGATACAACACTATTATCCACACCGTCAATTAAACCAGTTACTTTTGAATATCTAAACACACCATCAAATCTTTGTAGTGTGTTGGTATTGTAATTTGTAATCGTACTGATAACATTTGATTTTAAAGTTTCTGCTGTTTTAGTTGTAGCCTTTGCATCATATCTAACAGTTGAATTTAAGATAACATTTGTAATATCTGGATCCACAATTTCAGGTCTTACTGACGCAACATTAAATCTTTTTAACTGTGAAACAATATCATTTTTAGTTGCTGTTGTTAAAGTGGAACCTGATTGTGGATTGATTGAAATTTTTACAACACCATAAACTGGTACCTCATCATCTTCACCACCCCAAGCACTAACTGACAATGCATTTGGATATAAATTTCTAACAAACACCTCATAGTCTGAGGTTGTTACTGCTCTATTTTGAGCTGCATAAGATAAAGGCGCATTGAATTTAATACTGTCACTTGTTTCTGCATCTGCACCACCTTGTGATGCTGAGTTTGTTGTAATTGTAACATCTGTAAATCCACCAACATTACCTGAAAGTGTAAATGAACTTGCACCATTGGATTCTGTTTTGTTAGTAACAATGTATTCTAAGATTACAATATTGCCATCATTTACAGCTGCGCCTGTAACTCCATCACCAAAGTAAACTTCAAATTTGCCGTCTTCAGCTTCTTGTAGAAAAAATGATTTTGTAGTAGAGGTAACATTAGAATAATTTGAAGCAAAAGTGTATGTTGATTTTGTAGTATCAACGGCAGAATTTTGTACACTAACTTTTAAAGTTGATGTATCTGCTTTGCTACTTGGTATAACAAATCTTTGGTCGGGGTCATTACTATCAACTGTATATTTAAAAGTAACTAAAGTACCTTCATATAAAGTTACATTTGAAAATCTATAAACGCCACTAGCAGGAACAACTGTGATGTCCTCATTGTTTACATATTGATACTGTGTATTGTCAACTGTTGTTGTAAAAACGGTACCTTTGTTCATTGTGATTGAGGTACCTGTTGCATTGTTAACTACAATATCAACATCTGCTCTTGGTGCTCTTGGTGATGATGGTGTATAACCAATCATCTTTGCAAGTGAAACTATGTTGTTACGAATATCTGCACTATCTAAATAAATTTCGTTTGTTGACATATTGGCCAAAAATGCCAGATAGTGTGTGTTGTATGCTAACACATCAAGCATAATAGAAAGACCAGAACCTTCAAAGTTATAATCTTGGAATTCTGATTGACTTTGTAAGAATGTTCTTAGATTTGTTTTAATCTGGTCAAAATCTAAATCTGATATGTTTAACTTGTGATTGGCCATTTATCTATCTTAACCTTTGTAAAAATGTTGTAACTGAAACGGGGTCTGGTACACCACGAACATAAAAATAAACATCAACAACTAATCTGTTGCCATCGGGGTCATCATCTACTGCAACTTGTTCAAGTGATATTCTAGGTTCGTAGTTTATCAAAACTTCTTCAATTTTTCTTTGTATGAAAATACCTGTTAACGGTGTAAAGTTTTCAAATAGTAATTCTCTAACACCACATCCTAATTCTGGATGAAAAGGTCTTTCATAAAAATTTGTTTGTACTAAATTAACAACGCTTCTTTTTACAGCGTTCACATCTTCAACTTTTACAATATCATTAGTTACAGCATTACGGCCAAAGTCAAGGTCTATATCCCTATATCTTCGACTGTTTCGATTACTCTTATTTGTTGTAGATGCGTCATAAATTGCCATAACGGTAATATTTATAAAGTTTTTTCGAACTTAATTGGCAAAAACAGTAGAAGAACCAGAAGTCATAGCTCCACTATCTGCACTATCACCAATTCTGCCTATTGCGATACCATTAATACGAACTGTTGAAGAACCTGCATTTAGATTTGCAACATGTGGGGCACAAGGTGGTGCTGGTGGAAATGGGTGTGATACTGTAGGCGCACCTACAACAATCATATTAATACCATTTGCACTTACCGTACCGTCTGTAGCTGGTGATGCAATGGTGGTTGTGCTAGAACAAATATGTCCTGTAGATAAACTGTCGCCTACTCTACATACTGCTGGCATTATCTAGCCTGCTTTGCTTTTAAAGCTTCTCGTCTTCTTTCTTGTATCATTGCTTGTTTGACTTTTCTACCAATTGGTATCATTACCGAATGACACATCTCTTTGCCTTTTTTACTAATATACTCAACACTTATCATAGTGTCTTTAAATTGTGATTGTACT